TCATGAGGAAGCAGGTATTGCCCCTAAGATGAACCAGACTTATGAATATCTAAGACCTGCACTTAGATCAGGTATGATTACTACAGGTACATTTATTGCTGCTGGATCTGTGGGAGATCTTGATCAGTGCATACCTCTAAAAGAAATGATGCTCTATCCTCATAAATTTGGAATGTTTGCTATTACTACAGACCTAATAGATGAGAACAAAACAATAGGAGAGACAGGATTGTTTATTCCAGAACAATGGAGCATGCCTCCATATATAGATAAATATGGTAATTCTTTAGTGGAAGATGCATTAGAAGCTATATATGAAGAACGCAAACAATGGAAAAAAGATCTTAGTCCAGAACAATATCAGTTAAGGATTTCACAGAAACCAACTAATATAGCAGAAGCATTTGCTACAAGAAAAGAATCTGTTTTCCCTCCCCATCTTATTTCACATCAACTTAAACGTATAGAAGAAGGTGAATATCCTGTAGAATATATAGATCTTTATACAGATGCGGAAGGAAAAATAATAGCTAAAAAAACTAATAAAAGTCCTATAAAGAAATTTCCTATTGATAAAACAATGGAAGATAAATCTGGGGTTGTTTGTATATATGAAAGACCAATCCCTAATGTTCCTTGGGGGACATATTATGCATCTATAGATCCTGTAGGAGAAGGTAGGACAACAACCTCTGATTCTTTATGTAGTATATACATATATAAAAATCCTACAGAAGTAATTAAAGATGAAGGAAATGGTAAAGTGAGTACACATTTTGAACGTGATGCTATTGTAGCATCTTGGTGTGGAAGATTTGATGATCTTCAAAAAACACATGAAAGATTAGAAATGATGATAGAATGGTATAATGCTTGGACATTGGTGGAAAATAACGTAAGTCTTTTTATACAATATATGATAAGTAAGAGAAAGCAGCGTTATCTTGTACCAAAAGATCAGATTCCTTTTCTTAAAGAACTATCATCTAATGCTAATGTATTTGCTACATATGGGTGGAAAAACACAGGTGTATTATTTAAAACCCACCTTATATCATATGGTATACAGTTTACCCAAGAAGAATTAGATATTCAAACTAGTGAAGGAGGAGAAATAATAAAAACTCATTATGGTGTAGAAAGAATTCCAGATCCTATGTTATTAGAAGAAATGAAACAATATCAACCAGGTTTAAACGTAGACCGTTTAGTTTCTTTTTGTTCACTTGTAGCATTTGCTCAAATCCAGCAAAATAACCGTGGTAAGGCTACAAGAGTAGAAATTACTACAGATAAATTGGAAAATACACAAAAATTAAGTAAATTATCTATGAGGAGTCCATTTAGACATATGGGAATAAACCAAAAAAGTTTATCTCATATGAAAACACCTACAAAAAATCCATTTAAAAATATTAAATAATATGGAAAATAAACTTGAATTATTGGAAAAATTAATAAAAGAAGAAAAAATAACATTAAAAGAAGCTCTTGTTCTTTTAGATGATGGTGGTGGTAAAAAAGAAACACCTGTTTCTCCTTACACTACACCATATACAACACCAACAAAAAATCCATATAGGTATGATGTAGATCCATTCCATGTAACATGTGGAACCACTAGTTATCCTGAAGGTACAACAGTAAGACTTACAAATTAATGGCTTATCTTTATAGACATATTAGACTTGATAAAAATGTACCATTTTATATTGGTATAAGTTCTGACTTAGGTTATCGTGCAAAAGATTATAAAAAAAGAAATAAAATTTGGAAATATATTGTGGATAAAACTAAATATGATATTGAAATAATTTTAGATGATTTAACATGGGAAGAAGCATGCATGAAAGAAATTGAGTTTATTAAATTATATGGTAGGATATGTAATAAAACAGGATGTTTAGCAAATTTAAGTGAAGGTGGTGAAGGTTATTTAAATCCTTCAGATGAAATAAGAGAAAGATTATCTATTTCAAAAGTTGGAATAAATAATCCAATGTATGGTAAAAAACTATCAGATGAACATAAAAGTAAAATAAGTAATTCTAATAAAGGAAGAATATTTACTGAAGAAACTAAAAGTAAAATAAGTAAATCACAAAAAGGTAAAAAAAGAAATTCTGAAGAATTTAAACAATATTTATCAAAAATAAATAAAGGTGAAAATCATCCACAATTTGGTAAAGCAAGAAGTGAAGAAACTAAAGAAAAAATATCTAATGCTTTAAGAGGAGTAAAACTTTCAGATGATCATAAGAAAAAATTATCTGAAAAAAAATCAAAAAAAATTATAAATATTTTAGAAAATAAAATATTTAATTCAATAAAAGATGCATCAATATTTTATAATATACCATATGCAACTTTAAACAAGTGGGTGAAAAAAGAAAAAAATAACTTTAAACTTATTTAATATGCAAGTATATAATGCTCTGGATCTTGTCCACGGCAATAAAACACAAATGAACAAAATGGGAAGCTTGATGCAGCCCATCCAATTTCTTCCTGAAAGTGAAAAAGATGATGAATGGAGAGCTTGGAATTTAGATTGGCTTGAATGGCAGGGTATGCGTCAACTTAGACGTAATGCTGTAAGACTATTAAAAAATTATAAATTAGCTAAAGGAATTATTGATAAAACGGACTATATTGTAGAAGAAGATAATCCAAATGCAGATCTTATTGATGTTCTCACTAAAGAAGATAAGACAGCATTTGAACTTAAATTCTATCCTATTATTCCAAACGTAATCAATGTATTATGTTCTGAATTTAGTAAAAGGTCTTCTAAAATTATGTTTAGGACAGTGGATGAGTTGTCTTACAATGAAATGTTAGAAGAAAAAAAGAACATGGTGGAGCAAGTGCTTATGCAAAAAGCACAAACTAAAATGATGAATAAACTTATTAGTATGGGTATGGATCCCAACTCTGATGAGTTTAAGCAAGAAATGTCTCCAGAAAAACTTAAATCTCTTCCAGAGATTGAAGGATTTTTTAAAAAAGATTATAGAAATATATATGAAAATTGGGCTACACATCAACATCAAGTGGATGTAGAAAGATTTCATATAGATGAATTAGAAGAACGTGCTTTTCGTGACATGCTCATTACAGATAGGGAATTTTGGCATTTTAGAATGGGAGAAGATGATTATGATATTGAGTTGTGGAATCCTGTACAGGTATTCTATCATAAGTCTCCATCTGCTAGGTATATATCAGAAGCACATTGGATAGGAATGATTGATCTTCTTACAGTGGCAGATGTAATAGACAAGTATGGATGGATGATGAATGAAGAACAACTTAAAGCTTTAGAAGTTATTTATCCTGTAAGGTCTGCTGGATATGCACTTCCAGGTATGCAAAATGATGGAAGTTATTATGATCCTACACGTACACATGATTGGAATACACAAATGCCAGGGTTGGCATATAGACAATTTATGAGTACGTATGATAATACTAGATGGAGTGGGGATGTTATACAAATGATTCTTAATGAATCTGAAGACTTACTAGATTGGGGTAATGCACATCTATTGCGTTGTACAACAGTGTATTGGAAGTCACAACGTAGAGTGGGGCATCTCACTAAGATTACAGAACTTGGTGAATTAATACAAGATATTGTATCTGAAAATTACAAGATAACAGATAAGCCTCTTTATGACACCACTCTTTATAAAGAAAAAACAAAAGATAATTTAATATTTGGAGAACATATAGATTGGATATGGATAAATGAAGTGTGGGGTGGTATTAAAGTGGGACCAAACAGACCTTCATTTTGGGGTATGAACAATCCAGGAGGATTTAATCCTATCTATCTTGGACTTAATGGTGGTAAACCAGGAAGAATTCCATTTCAATTTAAAGGAGACACTACACTTTACGGATGTAAACCTCCTGTAGAAGGAGCTGTATTTTCTGATAGAAATACACGTTCTGTATCTATGGTGGATCTTATGAAACCATATCAAGTTGGATATAATATTGTTAACAATCAAATAGCAGACATCTTAATTGATGAACTTGGTACGGTGATTATGTTTGATCAAAATGCTTTACCACGTCACTCAATGGGAGAAGATTGGGGCAAAAACAATTTAGCTAATGCGTATGTAGCAATGAAAAATTTCCAAATGCTTCCTTTAGATACATCCATTACTAATACAGAAAATGCATTAAATTTTCAACATTATCAAGTTTTAAATCTAGAACAAACCCAGCGTTTGATGTCAAGGATTCAATTAGCTAATTATTTCAAACAACAAGCATTTGAGGTGATTGGTATTAATCCTCAACGTATGGGTCAACAGATTGCTCAACAAACAGCAACAGGTGTAGAACAAGCATTAAACGCATCATACAATCAAACTGAAGTGTACTTTGTACAGCATAGTGATAATCTAATGCCACGTGTACATCAGATGAGAACTGAACTTGCTCAGTATTATAACTCTACAAAACCATCTGTAAGATTACAATATATTACAGCTGCTGATGAAAAAGTTAATTTCCAGATTAATGGTACAGATCTTTTAATGAGAGATCTTAATATTTTCTGTACAACTAAAACAAATTCAAGAGCTGTAATGGAACAGCTTAAATCTTTAGCAATAAACAACAATACAACAGGTGCTAGTATTTATGATCTTGGCAATGTTATCAAAGCTGAATCTATTGCGGAACTTACAGGTGTTCTTAAAAAATCAGAAGAAAAAGCTAATGCTATTAGACAACAGCAACAACAACATGAACAAGAAATGTTACAGCAACAACAACAAGCAGCTCAACAACAAGAGATGATGAGACAGCAGTTTGAAGCTTCTGAAAAAGATAAAGATAGACAAGCAAGAATACTTGAAGCTGAAATTAGAGCTGCTGGTATGGGGGCTGGTGTTGATATTAATCAAAATGAAATGTCTGATTATCAAGATGCATTAGCTAATATACAAAAACAACAAAACTACACAGATACAACAAATTTTAAGAGAGAGCAAGAAGTTAATAAAACAAGATTTAACGAACAAAAGTTAGATATTGAAAGACAAAAGCTTAAAACACAACAAGAAATAGCTAATAAACAATTAGAAATAGCTAGAACAAATAGGACACAATTTGAAATTAAAGCAGATAAAAAATAATAAATGTC